CTGGCCAAGGTGTCCAGGCATTGCTTGGTGCTTTTGACTCTCAGATTAAGGCTGGTCAAACAGTTCTTGCTGAGGTGTTAGAAGATGTTATCAAGTTATGTTTTGAAATGGATGAAGTCCTTTTCAACAAAGAAAAGAACGTCAGAGGCGTAGCGCAAGGAACACCGTACGAGTTAAAGTACATGCCAAGCAAGGACATTAAGGGCGATACTTCGGTAGAAGTCCGATATGGCTTGATGGCTGGATTAGACCCTTCACGTGCCCTGATTTTCTCTCTTCAAGCATTAGGTGCTGATTTAGTATCTAAAGACTTTATTCGCCGTGAGTTGCCATGGAGCGTTAACGTTACTATGGAAGAACAACGTATTGAGATTGAAAAGATGCGCGAAAACCTTACTGCATCAATTACTGCAAGCGCACAAGCGATTCCAGCAATGGTTGCACAAGGTGCTGACCCATCTAAGTTAATCCAGAATATTGCCGATGTTATTGAACGTCGTCGTAAAGGGGAGAGCATAGAGTCTGCTGCGTTGGCAGTGTTTAAGGTGGAAACACCTGCACAGCCTCCACAGACAGAGATGGCTCCGCCAGGCACACAAGGCCCAGTTGAGCAAGCGCCCCCGTCCCCAGCGGCTCCTGGACAACCTTCTGGCGGAGCCCCTCAACAACAGGGAGCACCAGCAGATTTAGCAACAATGTTAGCAGGACTAGGATAAGGAACTCAAATGGCTACAAGAAAGAAGAAAGTAGTTGACGATAACTACTCGAAACTAGACCAGTACGCTATTGAGTTGAATGAATTTTATAAGTCATTGCGTAAAGCAGGATTTTCAGTTGAAATTGCAATGGGCGTGCTTGGTATGAAAGAACTCCATCCTGAGTGGATGGTAACGGCACCAACTTTAGATGAAGTAAGAAAACACTTAGAAGAGGATGAAGACTAATGGCTATTAATGAAAAAGTCTCAGGTGTAGGAGCAAACTCTTCTCGTACTGACAATAATGTTTCAGAGCGTGTAGCAAAGATTCAGCGCGAAGCAAAGATGCAGAATGCATCTGGCGGTGGCTATGGTCAGCGTGCTGACTTAACATCAATCGCTGGTGGTGCATCTACTAATGTACCTAGCCCAAGCATGCCAGAACCATCACCTGTATCTCAGATTCCTACTGTAAATGCTTTTGAGCGTGGCTCAGGTGCACAAGGTGTTCCTCTTTCAGATGGTGCAGAATTTGGTCCTGGTCGTGGTATAGAAGCACAACCATTTCCTGTTAACGCACCAAATCCTGATTCTATTTTCGTTCGCGCTATGGCTGCAGCAAACCCAGAGTCACGTCAACTTATGATGATGGTTGAAGCGTACAACGAGATGGAATCTATGTAATGGCTTTAACTCCAGCGCAACGTCTCATGCAGGTCCAGATGGGGTCATTGACTCCTCAGACCTATGCAAATTTTAACTCCATTACTAACAAGTATCCTGGTATGAGCAAGGACCTTGTTATGTCTATGGTACGCCAAGGACTAGATGCAAATACTCCTGGGCTGGATAAAATTACAACAATAGACGGAATCGCTGCGCTCAAAACAGATGCTTTTAATGTAGATAAACTTAAAAAGAAGGTTGCTCCTGACCGTGGAATCCTAGGTGCAGTGCAGAATGCCTTTGATAACGTAATCTACGACCCATTTAAGGGTACTACGCGTTTACTTTTTGCTGCACTTCGCTCTCCTTATGATGCAACTACGGCTATTGCACGTAGCACTACTGCATTATTCCGTGGAGAAGAAGGCGCTGCAGGACAATTATTAAAAGATGTTGCTGGTAACTTTCTTGGTGAAAGCACACAACTAGGACAAATAGTTAAAAGCGGTGGACTTTCTCTTACAGGCGGACTTGGTGGACAAGGTGAAGGTTTCTTCATCACGCCTGAAAGTAAGGTTGGCAAAGCACAGGCTGCTTCCATGGGTAAGTACGGAAGAATTAATGGTAAGTCATTTACCATTGGTCGCGGTATTTTTAATGGCATAGGCATGAATCCAAACAGTAACGCCTATCGCGTATCATCTGGTATTGTAGATGCGGTTCTTAACGTTTCGTTAGACCCATCAATCTGGTTTGGACCTGGTGCTGTAGGCAAGATTATAAGCCAAGGCAAGACAGTAACTACTCTTTCTAAAGAATTATCACAAGTCAACAAGGCTGGCTTTGATAACATGGCTAAAGAAGCCATTGATGAACTAGAAAAAACTGGTCAGATTCTAAAAGACAAGCAATCAAAAAAGATTTCAAGTCCTTACAAGCGTTTTGCTTCTAAATACAAAAAAGCAGAGCAAGAAATTATTGCACGAGAAGCAGAAATTACCAATATGCAAATTGGTACATTCAAAAAACTTCTGAATACCTCTAAAGATATCTACGCTTGGGAAGGTGTAGATGCAGCAGCCGATGCTGTTCTGTCTCCTGCTGCTCTTGCTAAGTTTATTGTAGAAAATCCTACAGTACAGACTGGTGAATTGACTAAGGCTATTGGTCTTCTCAGTGCTGATATGAAAAATACTGGTGGATTCTTTGATGGCTACCTCATCATGGATGAAGTTCCACGTGCAAACGCTATTTCAATTGGTGTTCACAACGCAGATGAGTTTGCTGTTACATTAAAGGGTGCAGAAGAACTTAATCTTCTTGATATGGCAGATACATTTCTTAATGCTACCGAAAAAGTGCGCATGGCAGAGAATCTGCGCCGTTCTAAATTTGCAGATGACTTAGATAAAATTGCAAAAAGTAAAAAAGATGAGACTGAATTTCGCATTCTTACAGATTTATCTTCTAGAATACGTGAAGATGCTTCTAACCTTGATGGCTTTGTTGGTTCATTGTTCTCTATGGGAGATGAATTAGTAGCAGCAACACCTATGGGCAAACTTATTGCAGATGTTATTGAGTATAAAAATCCTAAAGTTATGGACCAAATTTCTAGTTTAATACGACAAATCTGGAAAGTAGACGGATTCACAAACATCCGTTCTATCTACGGCGAGACTGGTGGAGTTGTAGTAACTAATACCAAGCGTCTTGCTGCTAAGCAAGCAGAGTTTGGTAATGCTGCTGCAGAAATTCTAGACCCAACTAACCTTGGTCCTAATATTCTTAAACTTCTTGAGTCAGTCAAGAGTGGAAAAGATGAGATTGCGCGTTTACAAGAAGAAATAACTACTCTATCTAACAAGACATTAGACTTAGAAGATAAAGAAAACTGGTTTAACGCACTGCGTATGCAAGCAGACAATGACCCAGAGATACTTAGGGAACTTATCCAAGACCCATCAAACGCAGGTATCAAAGACCTTCTTAAACTTGAACTTGAAATTACAGAGAACAATGTATTTAGAGAGTCAATCCTTGCTCAAATTGGTGTAACAGATAACTTTATGGGTGAGGTTCTAGATACTCCTAACGCTGAAAAGGCACTTAAGTTTATTCTTGGACGTCAATTCCAGCCTATTGCTGATTTGATTGCAAAGGAAACTAACCCTGTACGTCTTCGTCGCTTGTTTGGTCGCAAGTTAGATGACAACATGGTTAATGAACTTGCTGCTGCAACTAACTCTGATGAAGTCTTTAAGGTATTCCTAAACCAATTCGTACCTGGTGGAGACCCTATAGCAATCAAGCAAGCACTAACTGCTGGCGTAAAGATTGCTACTAACCCTGTGGCTCGCATGGTTCCTGGTGTCAATCTTGACGCTATCCGCTATGCAGAAAACATTAACAAAGCATTTGGACGATTCTACATTCGTTCTACAGCGCTTAACCTTAATGACCTAACAGCGCTTAACAATGGTGTTGAGGACTGGATGACTTCTCTAGGCATCAAGCGTATTGTGGGCAAAAAAGCACAAGAAGAGATTGTTGAAAAAACACAGTTAGCAATATTTAAGGCTACTACACCTGCTGAGCGCGCTAAGGCTGTATCCAGTGGTATTGGTCAATTAATGGATGAAGTAGGTCGTAGTCTTAAACTTACAGATGCTGAAATCAAAGAACTTAAAGATGTTACCAGAATTGCTGGAAACGAAGAAGCATTTATTAAGTCTTACTCTCTAGAAAACGCTATCAACAATAACGGTGGCGCAGTCATCCATACACCTAATGGTGACATCAGACTACCTGGTGGAATTCTTGAAGGTCAGTTGGTACACGATGTTATCAACCTTCCAGATAGCCGTATGATTAATGAATCAGTAATTAAGTACAAGACTAATGTTCCTTTGTATGGCACAGCAAAGTCTGGTAGAATTCTATTAGAAGAAGCAAACGACCTATGGCGTACAGCGCAGTTGGTTGGTCGTGCATCTTATATTTTCCGTAACATTGCAGAAATGCAAATGCGTCAGTTCTTCTCTGGTCATAACAGTCTATTCAATAATCCTCTTGGATTTATTGCAATGGTGATGTCAGATGCAGAGGGAAACAAGTTCCGTCAAATGCTTGCAAAGGGTTCTAAGTACAACGTTAACGCACTGGATGATTACTTTAAGACTACAGATGCAGAAGTTGAACTATCAGCATCACTTATTGCTCGTCGCGGACTTATGCGTGGTACATCTGTTGGTGATTACGGTGCGCCTGGACGTCAGGCTAGCATCTTTAAGGCATATCAAACTGTCTCAGTAGACCATCCTGATTTCCTAAAGGCACTTGGATGGACTATGAATAACTTCTCATCAGATAAGTTCATGCCTGATGTAATCAGAATTCTTGAAACAGGAAACCCTCAATCGCAGATTGACTATGTAGATAATCTTATTGCTACATTTGACGAGCCAGGAAACAAGTTAAGAGAGTTTGCATCAGCAATCTACGATAACAATCAAGGTATGCGTGAGATTCTTTTTAGAAATCCCGGCCTAGAAACTGGTCCTGGTCTTGTAAAAGATAATCTAAATAAAGAGAATATCCTTATTTGGCTATTCGATGAAGGGCAGCCTAGTAGTTATGCAGGTCAGGTTAACCTTCTTGCTGGTCAAGGTGCTCAGCGAAACACAGTATTAAGTCTTATCCGTGATGGAGAAGTATTAGTTACCACAGAAGGTGGCAAGGTTGTTAAGATTAAGACTCCTTATCGCCAACAAGGGTTAACAACTGAACAAGTTCTTGCTGCTGAAAAAGAGTACCTTACACGTGTTGAAAACTTATTTAAGCGCGAACAACTAGAAGGTTCTGTCGCAACTAATATGATTGAAAAAACAAGTGTTACAGGTGCAAAAAAGCAAGGTCAAAAGTTTGTAGATTGGTTCTTTAATCTAGCAGCACGCGCTGAAAGCAAGGTCAACTTTGGTCCAGAGTTTGATGCTGCATACTGGGATTACATTGCTGGCTATGCGGACTTCTTGGATACAAAAGAATTAATTCAGTTGCGTAACACTGCAAATAAAGCATTTGCTCCTCGTGGTGGAAAAAAGATTATTGGTCGTGTTCCACCTGGACTTCGTGTTATCAACAAAACTCTTAAAGACCGTCTAAAGCAGACAGACTATGTGCATGTAGGTGGTACTTCACTTAAGACACTTGATGCTATTGCTGCAGACCAGGCTTCTAATTATGTTAAGAACTTGTTCTATGATGCTGCAAAGCAAAAGCAATGGGCTAATGCTTATCGTATTGTAGCACCGTTTGCTCAAGCACACTACAACACGCTTGGCAAGTGGAGCCAACTAACTGTTTCTAACCCAGTACCTATTTACAAGTTTGCTAAAGCGTTTGACGCTGCTACTAAAGAAGGCTCAAACGTTATCTATGATGTGTCAGGGATGACATATGATGACAATCAGGGTTTCCTTTACAAGGATGAACAGACTCAACAACTACGTTTTAAGATGCCACTTGTTGGTAGCGTGCTAGGTGCTTTGGCTGCACAGAATATTAATGCAAAAGATGCTCTACAGATTACAACACCTGTAGAATCACTTAACCTTGCATTTGGTTCTCTTAACCCAGTTGTACCTGGTATTGGACCTGCACTTGTTGCAGCCTATCAAGTTACTGGAAGAGATAACGCTTTTGGTCCAGTAGATGATATCGTTCGTGATATTTTGACTCCTTTTGGCGACCAAAAGACTGCAACAGACATTGTGTTTCCTGCATGGTTAAAGAAAACAACTAGTGCAATCCTAGGAAGCGATGCAACTACATTACGTGGCGTTAAGGACTGGGCTTCATATCTAGCATCAACTGGTGAGTATGGAGATAATCCACTTGGCAATGACCAAGAACGAATCAGATTATTTAACGATGCAACTCGTATTGCACGTTGGGGTGGAATATTTGGTGGTTTACTACAGTCTATTAGCCCATCAGTTCCTATGGAAGAAGTTTTAGTTAGCATCAAAAATCCTGAAAATAAGCAAAACTTCATGACAATGACAATGCTTTACAACCAACTAAAGGCTCTAAAAGATAAATATCCTGGAGACCAGGGAAGAGCAGTCTCAGAGTTTGCCGCACAGTTTGGTGCACGTAACCTTCTTGTTGCAGTAAGCGGAACCACACCTGGTTCATCAGGCATGGAAGATGCTTGGACATTCTTAAATAATAATCCAGGTGCCAACAACAAGTATGCTCGTCCTAACGAGGATGTAATTCCCTTTTTCTTTCCAGGTGGAGAATACTCACAGAAGTACTACAACTGGCAGGTTAAAACTGGTGCTCGTCGTAAACTATCTACTGCTGAGATTATGCAAGAGGCAGAGGGCATGGTTTATGCAATGCTCAAGAGTCAGATTGCAGAGAAGCAGATTGCTGGCTATTACACAGGTGATTGGTACGTAGAACAGATTGCTATGCTAGACAAGCAATTTGGTGGTGCTCGTCCAGTAGATACGCTTGTTACAGGTATTTCAGATGCTCGTATTGCAGTAGTTGAAAAGGCTTTGCAAGACCCTGCAATGCAGTCATCACCAGTATACAAGCAAATATCTGAGTTCTACCCACTGTTTAAGAAATTCAAAGATTCACTTAATGAGATAAAAGTTAGCAACTATGCAGAACTTTCATCTAAGGGTGGGCTTCCAACATTAATGCGCGATGAACTCGTTGCATTAGGAGAAAGATTAATGACAGAAAATCCCGACTTTATCCGTATGTATTACGGAGTATTTGCTGGCATATTAAAGGAGAGTAAGTAATGGTTGATGCTAATAAGAACGGGATTCCAGATAACATAGAATCACCAGCATCTCTTGCAGCAAATAGACCAACTGCATTTGCTCAGATGTCAAACGTTCCAGGTACAGGCAATTTAAGTGCTCCTAATATCTGGAAAGACCCAGAGAACTTGTTCTACAAGTTTGCATTTGCAAATGACCCTTTAGCAAAGGCTCAGTCTTATCAGAACCTTAACCGTGCTCTTAATGCAACTGCTGGACCTGCAGGTTTTAAGAATCAGTTTGATTACATCTCAAGTCTACTAGTTAAAACTGGATTAACAAAGAACTCACTAGGTTTTGCTAGTGCTTTGGATAAGGTAGTTGCTGCCTCTGTTGGTACTAACACTGACCCATTTACCTTTCTTGAGACTTATCAAAAGAGCCTTAGTGGTTCAGGTACAAAAGTTAAGCAACCAGATACTACTACACGCTATGCTAAGCAAATCCAAACTGCCATGCAGTTCAAGGACCTTGGTGATGCTCGTCAGTATTACAATGATGCCTACTTCACAGCATTTGGTCAAAACCCATCTGCTGACCTAGATAAGAAGTTTCAGGATGCTTGGAATAAGCAAGTCAGAGACCAAGATAAGCCTACAACTACTAAGACTGTAACAGAGTTTGCTCCTATCTACGACAAGAAGAGCAAGGCAGTTATTGACCCTAAGACTAAAAAGCAAAAGGTTGATAAGTTTGGCAATCTAGTTTTCTCTAAGATTGCGCTAGACCAGTCAGGTCAAAAGCGTTATACAAGCGTAGTTACTGGCACAACAACATCTGGTGGAGAAGGATTTACGCCAGAAGAGCAGAAGCAGTTCCTTGCTGACTTTTTAGTAGCCAACAATCCTAATACTAAGTGGAGTGTTGACGACCTAGGTGGTGCTGCTAAGTCTCTTTATGAAAGTATTACAGCCTTTCATAAGGCTAACTATACTAAGATTCCAGACCTTACTACTTTGTCTCCTTTGATTAACAATGTACTTTCTAGCACAGATTCAAAGGTTGCTAATGAATATATTAAACAATATGAAACAACAGTTCGCAATCAAACTGCTTCTAAGTATATGAGTATTGCAGACTATGTTAAGGCTGGCGAAGATGCTTCTACTTATGTCAAGCCACTCCTTGAGGTGTTCACTACAGCACTTGAAAAAAACTTTACAGAGGATGACCCATTTGTAATACAGGCTCTTAACTTCAAAGATGATAAAGGTGTATACCGTATGCCTAATGCACTTGAACTAAATCAAATGGTTATGAATCATCCTGACTACGGCAAGACAGCAAAGGCTGTTAATGAGGCTGTTGATTTAACACAGAATTTAAGAAGCAAGTTAGGACGTGGATAATGCCAGTAAAAGGATTAACACCAGAACAAATTGCTGCTGAAACAGCAAAGCAAGTTGCTGCTGGAATAAAGAGTACTTCTAAGGCTGCTAAACTAGAAGGCGAAACATATGCAGAGGCTAATGCTCGTCTTACTGCTGGATATAAAGCACAACCTAAGCCTGAATTAACCGAAGAAGGCAAGGCTCTAAATGCAACAATTCAATTTGTTCGTAGTGGTTCTGGTGGTATAGGAACCTATAAAGAAGTTTATGGAATTGGTACCCCTATTCCAACTGAACGCACAACAGCATACGGTAACGTTTATGATGCACAGGGTAACCTTATATCTGGTTCTGGATTAAAGACTGTCGGTTCAGGAACCACCTCTGTAGATGTGGCAGCAAAGAATGCTGCTGCAGAAGCCAAGATTAGAGCAGAAGAAACAGCAAAACTTATAGCCCGTTTCAAGGCTCAGGGTATGAGCGATGCTGAGGCTGAAAAAGCAGTTAAAAAGTTTTGGGAAGACGCATCACTTGCATATCAACGTGGCTACGAAGTTGATGAAAATGGTAATCAAATACCACTGTATGGTTCTGCTGGCAGCGGATTCTTTGGAACATCAACTACATCAAATTCTAGTAATTTTACTACTTCCAATAATTCAACTGGCGCACCAACAACTAACATTGATGTGCTTAAAGCAGCACTTAAAGGAATGGGTTTTTCATCAACCATTGTTGAGTCATCTACATCATTCCTTAATGGACTTATCAGAGATGGTCTTGACTACGATAACGCCACAGAAATCTTCTTAAACAACAAAGAGTACACTCTTAAAAATGGTCAGAAAATTACATCTCCATTCTACACAGAATATGGCTACCTTAATGAAGGGCTAACTGTACCTAAAACTGCTAACGAACTGTTTAACACAGTTGAAGGCTTTAAGGGTGTAGCAGAGAAGTACAAGTTGAGTTCTAAGTATCTTACACAGGATGCACTTAAGGCATATGTTAAGAATGATGTGACCGTTGCAGACCTTGCAGAGCGTGCTGGAACTGCTCAACTACGAGCACTCGAAGCAGACCCATTCCAGGTCAATGCTCTTATCAAGCAAGGTTTCATTTCATCTGCAGCAGACCTAGCAGACTTCTACTTAGACCCTAAGATTGGTAAAGAGCAGTTAGAACTGAATCGTCAGACTGGTGTATTTACAGCAGAAGCACTTCGTCGTGCTAAGTCTGGTATCTCAACATCAGCGGCTCAACTATCAGGATTCAAGCAACTTACAGCAACTCTTGCTGCTAAGGGTTATTCAGAAGCACAGATTGCACAACTTGCTGGTCAAGGCTTTGAGAACATTTCTGAAACATTGCAGCCTACAACCCAACTTGCTCAGATTTATGAGAAGGCTGGTGGCACTGTTGAATCTAATGCTGCACTTACAGAGAATATCCAGAGCAGCCTTCTACAAGAAGAGTTTATGGGTACAGCATCAGAGCGTCGTAAGAGATTATCTGAGCAGAATATTCGTGCCTTCCAAGGCTCAGCAGGTACCACAACAGGTTCCCTACGTCAAGCAAACGTACTAGGAATCCTATAAAGAATCCCCACCTGGACCCATCGGCCCCAGGGGGCGTATTAGACCGATAGTACAAGCCAATGCAGATACCCCATCTGAAATTGAGGTGTGCGATAACTACTAAAAGGGAGACTCGCTATGAGCGAAAACCGCGACAACTACTGGGCAGATGACGAAGACGATGAAGAAACAACCACACCTGTGTTTGAATCAGATTCAGACCTTGTTAAGCGACTACGTAAGCAACTAAAGGCTGAACAGCGCAAGACTAAGGAACTTGAGGCATCATATGGTGAACTCACCAAAGCCCAAAAAGAGCGGATTCTAAAGGATGTACTTACATCCAAGGGTGTCAATCATAAGATTGCACAATTCATTCCAAATGATATCGAGGCATCTGAGGATGCTATCAACGCTTGGTTAGATGCAAATGGTGATGTCTTCGGATACACACCAGCACCTAAGCAAGCAGTTAACGAAAATGATATCGCTGCTATGCAGAGAATGGATTCTGTGCTAACTAATGCTGAGACACCTGCTTCTTCTAACGATTTACAAAATCGTCTTGCTAACGCAACAACAGAAGAAGAGATTCTATCCATTCTCAGCGGTCAGTAAAAAACCGCACACTAACCAGAAAGGGGATATCGCCAAATGGCTGATGTCTTTTCAACTACAACCTCTGGGTTAGGTTCCAATCTTGTAACTATGGCGTATGACAAGTTGATTGAACTCAACTTGCGTTCAACACCACAGTTCCGCGCAATCGCAGACAAGAAAATCGGAAACCCAACTCACGATGGTTCTTCAATCCGTTTCCAGTTCCACAACGATATTTCTGACACCTCAATCGCAGGTGCCACACTCGCTGAAACTGTAGACCCAGATGCAGTAGCACTACCAGCAACTACAACACTAGATGTCTCACAGACAGAACTAGGTCGCGTAGTACTTCCAACACGCAAGTTGTCACTTATGACTCTTGCTGACGTTGACCCATGGATTGCAAACGCAGTTGCGTTTAACATGGCAACTACACTA